GAAAGGAAAATACATTTGAAAAAAACAAAACATGTCTTTGGGGAAATGATATCATGTCATAACGGTGGTGTAAACCATGAGTTTTTTGAGTATTACAAAGCTTCTTTGTACATCAGTTGACATAATAATTATGATAGTATAGATTCAAAGTGTGGCGACAATAAGTGAATTAAGACAGAACGAAATAGACTACTGCATAGCCCATCCCGAGTATTTTGTAGACACCTATGGACACATAGAGGACAAGGATGCCGAGGAGTTGGTACAGCCGTTCAAAATGTGGGACGCACAGCGGGAGGCTCTGCACTCGATCCTTGAAAATAAGCTGAACATAATTCTGAAAGCGAGACAGCTTGGTATCACCTGGCTTGCCTTGCATATCGCCTTTTATATGATGCTAAAGCCCGGTTCCACTGCTATGGCGGTGTCAAGGACAGAGGAAGAGGCGAAGGAATTAGTCCGAAGACTGGCTATGATGCTCCGCTACTGTAATGCCCTGTTTCAGGAGAAAGGTCACGAAGAGAAGGGATGGCAAGACGCAGTATTTGAATATACCTCTCTTGAGCTTACGATCCACTATCCCGGCAAGCCCGATTCCGTGTTTAAGGGATTTCCGGCGGGTGCAAATGCCGGACGATCATTCACGGCGAATTTATTTATCTTTGACGAGATGGCGTTTCAGCAGTTTGCGGAAGAGATATACACAGCGGCGTTCCCGACCATCAACCGACCTAATGGCGGTAAAGTCATCTGCCTGTCAACGATAGACCGAGGCTCGTTTTTCGAGACTTTGTTTACCGATCCTGACAATAAGTTCAATAAAATCTTCATCCCGTGGTATGCAGACCCTAAGAGGGATCAGGCATGGTATGAAGAAACGAAACTTGCCATGGGCGACAAGATGACACAGGAGTACCCGGCTACGGTCGAAGAGGCTTTGGAAGTGCCCGGAGGTGCGTTTTTCCCGGAAGTAAAGCGGGCTACGCACATAGACAGTCAGGAAATGACAGGACTTATGCGGAATTATGTATGTATGGACTATGGCTTGGACATGCTATCGGTGCATTGGGTACATGTAAATCAGAGAGGCGAAGCCCAGGTTTACAGAGAGTACGATGCCCCAAACCTTACGATAGGCGAAGCGGCGGCGATAGTCCTTGATTTGAGCGAGGGCGAACACATCACGATGTATTTAGCCCCTCCCGATCTTTGGAACAGGGAGCAGTTGAGCGGTAAATCGAGGGCGATCATCTTTTCCGAGTGCGGACTGAACCTTACAAAGACCTCAAACGACTTTGAGGCGGGTTGTGCATCCATGAAAGAGTGGCTAAAGCCCCAGGGGAAGAAGGCAAAGCTGACATTTTTGGAAGATGCGGCACCTAACCTGTACCGAAACTTGCAGAAAATCCAAAAAGACAAGCGGAAGCCTAACGTTTACGCCAAAAAACCGCATGATCTAACGCACGATCCCGACAGCCTACGATGCTTTTGCATTTATTACATAAAAAATCCCTATATCGACAGGAAAAAGGCCATGAAAAGCCTTCATCCTTCGTTTTTAGAGGATATGGATCACGCAAACAAAGAAGAAAAAGATTATATATTGAGGAAATATGCTCACCTGGAAGAAGATACAGAGGAAACTTATGCCAACTGAAAAGGATAAGAAAATTGATGAGTGGAGAGGCAAGCTTGAGAGTGCAAGAATAAGCTATTCCTCGGTGCTTGATGACATCAACAGGCACGAAAAGCTGTACGAAGGCACTCGCACTGTCTACACAAAGGACGTTCAGGCCCCTAAAGAGGCGGTTAATGTCAGAAATATCGTCTATGAATTGATCGAGTCACAGGTTGACCCGTCTGTTCCTGTCCCCAAAGTGACCGCTCTGCATGAGGAAGATGCCGAATTAGCCAAAAAGATCGAGCAAATCCTTATCGACAAGATGAAAAAGCAGAAATTCCAGGTCATGAACGACAAGATTGAGAGGATCGTGCCTATTCAGGGCGGCGATTTCATGCTTGTCGAGTGGGACAACACCGTTTCTACCCATTCTTCCATTGGTGATGTGATCGTTACAGAAAGACATCCCCGTCAGGTCATCCCGCAAGCCGGCGTTACAGAGATACGCAAGATGGACTACATTTTCATTCTTACCCCGCAGACAAAAGAATTTGTCAAGAAGAAATACGGCGTGGACGTTACCGCCGCAAACGAGGATTACCGGGATTTGAGGGGTGATGAAGCGTCAGTTACGGACGATATCGTTACGATAAACACAGTCTACTACAGGAATAAAGGCAAGATAGGCAGATTTGTGTGGTGTGACGACTACGTTCTTGAGGATCTTGACGATTATCAGGCAAGGATCACGAGAAAGTGTAAGCAGTGCGGCGAGATCGTGGACGAGGACACAAAAACATGCCCCGTATGTGGGGGAAAATCGTTTGAAGAGACTGAAGATAAGACACAGACCATTGAGATACCCAAAATCGAAATAGACGTAGTTATAGACCCTATGACGGGACAGGCGATAGAGTCCGAGAGGATGACATCAGAAGAGATAGAGATCGAGTGCTATAAGCCGAACGAGTTCCCTATCATCTTAAGACGGAACATCTCGAGGGAAAATTCCCTTCTTGGGTATTCAGATGTAGAGATAATCAAAGACCAACAGGAAATGATAAAGAAGCTTGGCTCTAAAGCGGCAGAAAAGACCCTTAAAGGCGGGTCTATCGTGACCCTTCCCGAGGATGCCAAGATTGAGACGACTGACAAGGAAATGAAGATCGTAAGGCTGTCTAACCCACAGGATAAGGCCCTTATAGATGTGATAAACATTCAGGCTAATATCCAACAGGATATACAGCTTATGAGCCTTGAATACGACTATGCGAAGTCTGTTCTTGGTATATCTGATGCTTATCAGGGTAAATACGATTCTTCGGCTTTATCAGGTACAGCAAAGCAGTATTCCATCAATCAGGTTGCGGGCAGATTGGAAAGTAAGAGAGTTCTTAAGAACGATTCTTATGCCGCTCTGTATGAGATGATGTTCAAGTTTTGGCTTGCCTATGCTGACGATGCAACGCCTGTCACAAGAGAAGGCAAGGACGGCGAGCAGATATATGAGGTTTTGGACAAATCCGACTTTGTAAAGCGTGATGCTTCGGGTGAATGGTATTGGAATGACGAGTTCATATTCGAGACCGATCCCACATCAACCCTTATGGCGAACCGAGAAGCCATGTGGAATCAGGCAGACATCATGCTTCAGAGCGGAGCGTTTGGTGTTCTTGGCGATATCAACACGATGCTCCTGTATTGGAAGTTCAAAGAAAAGAACAACTATCCGAACGCCGGAGAAGTATTGAGACAGCTTGAGTTGAGGAAACAGGAACAGGAAATGAAGGAACAGCAGATGGCTCAGATGCAGTCATTACCGCCTCAAGAGGCACCTTTAGAGGGTCAGCTTCCGATTCCTGAGACTCCGAGTATGGGAGGGATGATGTAATGCTTTGTCCACTTTGTAAATGTGAAATGAGAATAACGGGATCACGGCTCGTATTAGAGCATGACGACACACCCGATATCCCTACGCAGTTATTCAGGGAGATAGATTTATCCTGTGTCAACGAGAAATGCCCGAACAACGGGACGGTCGTAGAGACCATTAAAGATGAATTAGCCCTCAACGGTTAATTATAGATCGCAAGAATAGCGTAAAAATCAAAGGAGAAAATTGAATATGAAAAAATCTTTATTCGACCTCGACTTACAGTTTTTTGCTGATGAAGAAGAGGCAAGCGTAGAAATGGAAGAAACCGCTGATCTTCCCGATGAAGAGGACGAAATCGAGGATGAGTCCGAAGAGGAAGAAGAAACCGAGGAAGAAACCGAGGAACCCGAAGAGGAACAGCCCGATTTCAAGGACGAAGAGAACGCACGTTATGCGGCTATTCGTAGAAAGGCAGAGGCAGATGCGAAAGCTAAAGCCGATGCCAGGATAGCACAGATATGTAAAGGCGTTGTTCATCCCGCAACAGGGAGGCCCATTACCACCCTTGAAGAGTACGAAGATGCTTTGTATGTTCAGGACAAGATGGCAAGGGACAAAGCCTTACAGGAGAAGGGCGTAGACCCAAGGATCATAGATCAGGCTATCCAAAACAACCCGGTAGTCAGACAGGCCCAGGCTCTCATGGAGCAGACACAGACCATGCAGTCAATGACAAGGCTCCAAAACGAGCTTGCCGAGATATCAAAGCTTGACCCGTCTATACAGACCTGGGATGACATCAGGAACCTACCAACCGTAGGAGAGATACAGGCAAAAGTCGCACAGGGATGGAGCCTGTTAGATGCTTTCAAGACTGCCGAGTTTAACAACTTGCTTGCTAAAGGAAAAGCCGGAGCCAAGCAGTCAGCCATAAATGCACAAAGAGGCAAAGCCCATTTACAGGGCGTGGACTCCCTCGCAGAGGAAAGTGATGAGGTGGAGATTCCCAAGGCTGAATATGCGGCACTTAAACAGGTATATCCGAACAAGACAGGCAAGGAGCTTAAGAAACTGTACAATCTAACACTTAAGAAACTTGGAGGAAAATGACATGATTAGTTTTTACAAGGGACATACCCCGGAAGAAAAAGACATGAAGGTTAAGTCAGGTATTGCCGTTCCTACAGGTGCAGCCCTCAAGTTCGATTCAAACGGCGATCTTGAGCTTGCTACGGGAACCAATAAGCCCGAGTTTATCTCTGTTAACGCACCGATAGCGGCTACTACTTCCAACATGAAGATCGCTGTTGCAGTCATCGACAAGAGCCGCACACAGGAATGGATAGCGGATGCGTCTGTATCAATCAGCAACCTCAAGCTTGGCTCAAAGGTAACACTTGCCTCTTCAGGTGATGCTATCACAGCTACCACCGCAAGCGGCATTGTTGAGGCTATCGAGATCCTTGAAGCCAAGAAGGCAGTAGTTAAATTTGACTAAAGAAGGGAGATAAATATCATGGCTATTACATTTTCAAACCACGGCGGTTTAAATGATGAAAACTGGAAAGTGATAGATACTGTCCTTTCGTCAGTTATGCAGGACACAGACACCGAGAAGAACAAGGACGATGATCTTGTTAAAGAGCTTTTCGCTGTCAAGAAATCAAAGAAGTTCGGTGAGAAGAAGGGCTCCATGACCGAGTTCGGTAACTTCTCTATCGTAGATGAAGGCGACAACGCTGTTCAGGATGATCTTCAGATGGGCTTCTCGAAGCTTATTGAGCACGAGCAGATGATCAAGGGATTCACCTGTACCAGGATGGCAAAGGACGATGGCGACATCGACATCATGAAGACTGCCGCCGCTAACTTCATTCGTGCTTATAAGAGAACCAGGGCACAGTTCGCATCAGACGCACTCTGCTGTGAGGGATCAACCTTTGAGTTTGGAGGAAAGACCCTTGACAGAACCACAGGTGACGGAGTAGGACTGTTCGCTACCAATCATCCGTACAAGAAGGCCGGTCTTTCAGGCACACAGTCAAACGTTTTCACTAACGCTTTCGGCGCGAACACCACGATGCTTGCAAGACTCGCAAATATCGGACGTAACTTCAAGAATCAGAGCGGAAACGTTCAGGGTTACAACTTCGATACGATCATAATCCCCGGTAATGTTCCCGATCTTGAGGATCTGATTAAGAGGATCATCAGGTCAGACGGATATATCGGAACAGACTACAACGATGTGAACACACAGAAGGGCATTTGGAAGCTCATCGTTAACCATCGTTGGACAGTACCGACAGGCAGAAAGCCTTACATCCTTATGAGTTCAGAGGCACAGAGAGACAAGGAAAGCTCTGTATTCTATGACAGAGTTCCTCTTGATGTTGCAAACGAAGTAAACATCAAGAACAGAAACCTTGAATGGTCAGGATATACGAGGATGTCATCCGGATTCTTCGGTTGGGATCACGTTATCATGGGTGGTGCCGCTGTTGGAACAACCTTGACGTAATAGATTTTCTTGTGAATACCTCCACCAAGTCCCCCTCTTCGGAGGGGGCGAACGGAGGAGAAAGAGGGAAAAGTGAAAATCGGAGATACATTTACTGAAGATGGTCTTATTTATTCCGTTATTGCACATGACGGTGAAAACTTTGTTTCAAAGCTTGTCGGGTTCGAGAAGGAAGAGCCTGTTAAGGACGAGCCTGTAAAAGAAGAGTCAAAAGACTATGACGGTATGCAGTATTCACAGCTTAAGCAGTTGTGTGCAAGCAAAGGTCTTTCGGCTAAAGGCTCAAAACAGGAATTGATCGACAGATTGAGAGGATAAAATGGCTACATGGTATGACATAAAGTTAGCGACATTACAGAAGATGTTTTCTGCGGGCAACACCATCGTCAATGATGAGAGTACCGCTGATTACCTTGCGGCTATGCCCTATACCGCTAATGAGGGCTTGCAGATGCTTGCGACTGCGGGCAAGTTCCTCACCAAGTCAATAACCATAGTCCACAATGTCGTTAATAATCTGATAACAGATGAAACGGCAACAAAGATAAATCAGTTTTCGGGATCATCCGAGTATGTAGGTGACGGTGCCAGGTCTTATTACTTTGAGGTATCAGGCAAAGGCACTGCCACTATCTTTGTCGGTGATACGGAAACTGTGATACTTATAGATTCAAAGAGCGATTTTACGGAGTTTAAGGGTTTGATCCCGAACGATGACGGCGAAGAGGTCAGGCTTGTGTTTGAGTCACAGTACCCTATGGCTGTCCGTAACGTTGCTCTTTATTTGGCTACATACGAAACGCCCGAAGAAGTTCCGGCATACAGGAAGAAGTATTACTACAACATGAAGGAGCTCACGGACGATTTTTACATGATAGACCCGAAAGGGATATATTACGAAGGCGACTACGATTCATACTTGCAGACCTCTGAATTTTGGCAAGAGGGTACATCAACCCTCATTCTCCCCAGGGATCACGAAGGCTCTTACACGATTTATTATCGGGCCTATCCCACGGAAATAAACACCGAAACCGAGGACGAGTATGAATTACCCCTTGACCCGGAAGTATTGGCGATCCTTCCCCTGTATATGGCTTCACAGCTATACAAGGATGACGACAACGGCATAGCGACTTCTTACCGTAATGAGTTTGAGGTAGCTTTTGAACGTTTAAGGAATAGTGCTAACAGGTACGCCAAAGAAGAGTTTGTATCAGAAAGTGGGTGGATTTAATGGCAGTTTCTTTTAAGGTTCCGGCCTCCCCCGCAAAATCAGTCTTTACGATTGACGAGTTTTTGGGAGTAGACCTTACCAACAGCCCGGCTAACATACAGGATAACCGAAGCCCCAATGCCCCCAACATGACCCGACTCGTTCCCGGCAAAGTCCGTAAGAGAATGGGTTATGAGAAGGAGGTTCTTTTTGGTACAGACGTAAATGTGAATTGGGCGATAGGCACATCATGTGAGGAACGAGCTTTTGATATTGTGGCTAATGAGTGGAACGAGCTGTATAAGCTTGAAACCCCTTCTTTGTCAGGAACAGTCACATGTTATGTCGAGTTTGATTATAAATCTGAGTACGGTCTGTACTATTGGTCTGAGTCCGTAACGCCTGATTGCCCCGCTTCTCCTGACGAGTATTCACATGCAAGTTTATCAAAAACGTACACATTCGATAGCCCTACTACTTGGGGAAGATCAACAGTAAGATCAGATTACGATCAGATTATATATATCAAAAACTTTTCTTGTATGACTGCCAAAAACGAGTCGTATAAGTGGTCTCCAAGACCAAAAGTGTATGTGTCCAACACGGCAAACAATGAGGTTTTTGGATTCCATAAGTTTGATGTCAGTGCCGGGTCAAACATAATGACCGACATAAACAGGGCCCTGGGTACGGCTACGGATAAAACGGCGACTATTGCGACAACATCTCATACAGAAACAGACTTATATTATCTCGCTGAGAAAGTACAGGATGGTAGAAAAATCCGAATTAAGGTCGATTATGACTACACCATAACCGAGCTTGGGCTTGGCGGTGTTTCTCTTAATATAGGCGGTCAACATCTTCTTAACTTTAATTTACAAGTAGGGCATGAGGAAGGAACCCGTTATACAGGAACATTTGTCACCGATCCTATTGAATTTGCGGCTACTATTGAGTCAAGAAGGCAAATTATATTCTTGGTATCAGGATCAGCAGTAAATATTACTTTGTCAAATTTGTCTGTTCTTTACGATATGTCAGATGATTATACATGGTCTGCGGCTCCCGAGGACAGTCTAAATTATTATTACATAGAAGGGCTGTATAACTACGGCTCAACAAATTATGCTTTGTATGATACCTGGTCTGCTACTCAAACATCAACACAGGCTACAACAATCACTCACGATGTCCCTGTTCAGTCAAGCGGAACCCTTAAAGGCGTAAGCAGACTATCGTTTGATTTATATACCCAATATCAGACCTCAAATATTACAAGAACAGATGTATGCGTCGTTTATTATGATGCTTATTCAGGAGCGGAAAAAACCTTGACGATAGGCACATTACCCGCCGTTCTAAATTCAGAAGGATCGTATAGTTACTTGTTAAGCCCTCCGAACACATGGCAATCCCCGAAGGGTGCTAATTGGTCGGATAACAACTATATCACCAAGATACAGATTAAAGGAATTACAACAGGGAACAATACTTTTTATATGCAAGCTTCAAAAATAAAGCTTGTTTCAGCCTTGCAGAAACCCAACCTCAACGAGTCCATAGCGGCAAAGCTTTACCATGTAGGCGACAAAATGTTTGCATATCGTAAAGCTACACAGGACTATACTCAGGTTGCAACCAACATGAACCCCGCAAGGTCTTTATCATGGCAGTTTGGTTTAAAGCTGTTCATTATAGATGGTAAGAATAATTATGTCTATGACTACTCAAATAACGTTCTAAACAGAGTAGGACAAACGAACGCTTATATTCCAACGGTAACAATCTCAAAAGGCCCAACTACAGGCGGCACTTCGTTTGACGCATTAAACCTTTTACAGCCGGGATTCATAGAGATGTTTATCAATTCAAGCTCTACAAACAAGGTATTCAATCTTTCATTTACAAAGCTTGACAATACGACTTGTAAAGCATGGGTATTGGACTCAAACGGCGTATGGCAAGAAAAGACCGAGGGCACACACTTCTCTGTAAATAGAACAACGGGCGTTGTGACTTTCGTGACATCTCCAGGTGAACCACCTGTACAGGGCGAAGATAACGTAAGAATACAGGCTTATAAGACTATCGAAGGATATGCAGAGAGAATAAGGCGTTGTACTTTTGGTGCATTGTTCGGAGTAAATGGAGCGTCTGACAGGCTCTTCTTAAGCGGCAACCCTGATATGCCTAATTATGACTGGTATTCAGGGCAGAACGATCCTACATATTTCCCTGATACGGGCTATACAAACCTCGGTTTGGAGAGCAGTGCTATCGTTGGTTATTCCATAGTAAACAACTATCTTGCTACGCATAAAGACGATGGAGAGCCTTCACAGTCGGTTTTCATCCGTGAGGGTGACATGATTAAGAAAGACGTTACTACAAGTGTAGGAACAACAGTACAGGTAAGCGAACCCGCATTTAAACTGATAAATACCTTACAGGGTGCCCCCGCTCTTACTCCCTATACCTTCGGATATGTAGAGACAGAGCCTTTGTTCCTGACAAAGAGCGGCATTTTTGCCCTGACAACACAGGATATTACGGGTGATAAGTACGGACAGAGCAGAAGCTTTTATCTGAATGGTGAGCTAAAGAACGAGAGCAACCTTAAAAACGCTTACGCTTGTATTTACGACAACATGTACTACCTTGCAGTTAATAATAAGGTCTATCTCTTGGACGGCTTACAGGCGACACGAAGCGACAGGAGCGACCCGTATTCTACAAGACAGTATGTAGGTTATATGTGGGACAACGTTCCGGCGACGATCATTTACAGCGACGAGGGTAATCTGTACTTCGGCACAGCAGACGGAAAGATATGCCGCTTTTACAGTGATGTTGATTCCCTTGACAGCTACAACGATGACGGGTACCCGATAGATGCTTGGTGGGAAACACCCGATCTTGACGGAAAACTATTCTACAAGAACAAGTCATTCCGATATTATGCGGCTCGGCTTATGGCGGCTCTCGCAACAAGCGTCAAGATGTGGACGATGAAAAACGGAGGATGGACGCTTGTAAAGTATGACACCGCAACAGGACGATACTTCGATTTTGGAAATATAAACTTTGAGAAATTTAGCTTCTCCACGGATCAGACCGAGAAGGTTGTGCATACCAAGATAAAGGTCAAGAAGGTTGATAAAGCCAGGTTCAAACTTGAGAACGATGCTTTGAATGAGCCTTTCGGGATATTCAATATCGCTCTTGAATATGTAGAGAGCGGAAATTACAAGGGGTGACAAAATGAGTTTAGTAAAGATTTCAGATTCAGAAAAAAATCAATACGGCGTTACCTTGCTACCTAACGTGCCGCCCTTAACAGCGACACAGCTTAAAGCCAAGTTTGAGGAAAAATCAGATGATCTGATTATCCCCAAGTTTAACGAGCTTTCCGATCAGCTTACTGCCGCAGAAGGAGCAGACGAGCTTGGTGCAAGGTTTAACGGGGAAGATACCACAATTCAGGGTGCTATCAACACCCTTAAAGGCGGCGTAGAGGCAAAGATGAACGTTGCTGACTACGACTCGGACAGGGACGGCATAGTCAACGGAGCCGATGTAGCGGGCACCTTGGATGGCATGACCGTATCGGTTGAGGACTTAAACGACATAAACAACAAGATTAAGAATGGCGTAAAAACTGTCAAGGTAGGGACAACCGAGATAACTGCCACAGGTGAAGATACCTTAGAGCTTGTAGCCGGGTCAAACATTGATCTTGTTCCCGATGCGGCAAATAAGAAAGTCACGATCCGAGGAACAGGAGGAGGTGGAGGTGTTGATAGGTACGACGAGCTTCTTGATGTACTTGTAACAAGCCCTTCCGAGGGACAGATACCCGTTTATGACGACGATCAGGGCAAATGGGTAAACGTTATCCCCGCCCTGAATACTTTGAGTGATGTTGACATCACAACACCTTCGGACGGCGAAAGCCTTGTCTATGACGGAAGTCATGCCAAGTGGAAAAACAAGGAGACTATTGATGCACTCGCCCGCGCCCTTCAAAACGAGTTCGGGGTACATAATTTGATGCCGTTTGTTCCGTATTCGGATTTAACGTCACATAATATTACGCCGACTATAAGACCTAATGGTACGGTCAGATACAACACTTCTGCGGCGATAGATGCAAATACTATTTTGGGAATATCTGCCCCGACGAGTGCAACAACAAACTCATCTACCAAGTATGTGT